CACTTACTCCGCCTAACGAACCCCATTGATTGGATGATAAGTAACCTTCAAATCTTTGTGTATCAGTATTGTATTTTATATCACCAACGTTTCCACTTGCTACAGTTCCTGCTGACGGAACACTTAATCTTGATGTTGCATCAAGTGTTGCTACAGTTAACACACTGATATTATCAATGTTATTGCTATCCATATCTAAATTGCCGGCCATAGCCTTTGTGCCATTTAGATCTAAGAAGCCCGGTCCTATAATACCTGGAACTGTTGCACCAGCATGGTTAATCCCTAGTCTACGATTTACATAGTTTCTTACAGCACTTTCTACTGGTACTGTGTCTGTTGCATTATCAGTCATGCCGTCGTCTGTACTAAATTCACTTACAGCAACACCACGTTTAAATCCAATGCCGTCTAAGTTTGAAAGAGCAATACTTGCGGCAAAAGTAACTGTACCTGTTCCTTGGTCAACTTTAAAATAATCTCCTACTCTAAAGTTACCATCTTGGTCAGTTGTTACAAAGAACACACGCCCTTTACCTTCTTCAACTACTTCTCTTGCTTGGTTTTTAGCAATCTCAGGTTTACCGTAAATTTCTCTTGGATAACTTGATGTCTGGTAACTTCCTGTACCAATGTCAAGTAAGTCATGTCCAGTAACTCTAAGTGTACTGATACCTACTGTAATGTCTGCTTGACCACCTGCTGGTAAACCTGCTCGTAGTGTAGGCTTATCTGGATACCCGCCGAGTGACTTAGTAAGAGCAGGAGTAATATCTACCTCTGCATATGTTTGTCCTGTTGCGGTTTTATCTCTGTATGCTGTTACTTGGTGGATAGTGTCATTAAATCCAAAGATGTATTTTGGTCCAACACTAATTCCGTTTTCAATTCTTGATTGCTCATTAGGATCTAAGTTAGTATCAAGTCTAATAGTAGTATCACCTACTTGTCCTGATCCTGCTGTACTACCTGCTGTGTCGTCAACTACTAATTTAACATAGTCATATGATTCACGCAATGTAATCCTTGCTACGTTATCAGGCAAGTCAGCAACATCATATGCTAACACACGATATACTTTAGTTGGGTCATCGTCATATTGTAATGCTGTACTAGGTCTAGTAGGGTTGATATCTAATATGTCGTCATATTTAATTACTTGGTTATTACGTAGGACTACAGGAGTTCCGTCTGGTATAGTAATTTGAACACCAGGGTTACTTGCTTCTCCTGCTGCAATGTTAAGTTGATATAATTGAGGCGAAGTTGCTTCAACGGCACTAACACTAATAACTTCATATCTAGTAAGATAAGTTGGGTCGCCTAATACGTTATTTGCTCCATTGTGATCAACATCAACTTCACTGATGTTATACGGTGCGTATGAAAGATTGTCAACATAGATAACTGTGCCACCTTGTATGTTTGTATAGGTAGCATCAGTCATTGCTGTACCAGTTTGGATCATATCATCAGCTAGTACTACATCATCACTGACTTCTAAAGGATCACTACCTCTTGCTAATAATGCATAGTCACCGTATGCAGTTGAACCGTTGAGTGATCTAATATCTGAGCCGTTTTCTGCAAGATAACTTACATGGCAATAGTAACAGAATACACTAACTGCTTCTGCACGTGAACCGTTTGTAGTATACAGTCCATAACCCAAATCGTTAATTTGTGTAAAGTCATTTGACAGCATGGATATATTACCTGCTGTTAATATTTCTATATCATAAGGCAGTGTTGGTAAAGTTTGCCCTGGATTAATTACTTCGTAATGTGCATCAGTCCATGGAGTATCTTCTGACAGTACACATCTCCACTGGTCTGCTGATACACCAACTTTATCTACTTTGTTAATTTGCCACCTAACACCATCAATAAAGAAACTAGTTGGAGTTTGTGGCTCTCTGTATATATTGTCTATAACAATTTCAGTTGTACTATTTGCTTGAACAATTCTTGCATCTTGGTTACCACAGAATCCATCAACAAACATACCACCTGCAAAACTTACTTTGGGTGCTAATGATTTACTAAAACTTGAACAAGTTTGTGTGTAAGGTGATTTAGTAAGTATTTGCCCTTCTGGGTCAAGCACTTCCATAAATCCGCCATGTCCTTGTACTGACAAGTTTCTAATAATTGTAGCATCATTCATTAAGAATACATCAAGTGTATCATTATCTTTAGGAGCATTAAAGCCTGTACCGCGTATAATATTTGCAATACCGCCAATAAAACTATTTGATATTACTTGTGCGTCTGTAGTTAGTAAAGGCGCTATCTGTGTTGCTAGATAATCAAGTGCCGCGGCAGTTTCAGTTACCTGATTTGCTGGCAGTTGTCCTTGATACATTAGTGCATTGTTTAGTGTTTCTAATTTGCCGCCATCTCTTAAGTCTATTGAAAGAGCATCAACAATGTAGCCAACGTCACGTCTACACTTATCTACATCATATGTTAAACTAGGATATGTACTTGTTATAAAAGTAATTACAGCATCTTGAAGTGTTGCTTTACTAGAAAACAATACATTGTAATCATCAACATAAGCACCTGGATTGTTAACAAAGGTATATATTAGGTTAGCACGATCTGTTAAGTAGTGAGCACCAAACGGACGCTCTCCAACAACAGCAGGATCAAGTTCTAGTTTATCAGCGTTACGTTTAAATTTTATTTCTGAATACGGACTTGCACTTGCACCTGGTTTTGGTCGAATAATGCTTCTTCTAAATTCATCACCTTTGATGGAAACATTGTTTGGAACTTTAATCGGAAAGTGTTCGTAGTAAATACCTGTTTCAAGCCTAATGGTTATTTCTGGTGATTCATTGTTTCCTGCTTCAAATGTTTGATATGGTAAACTAGGAATAGCATTACCAAATTTAATTTGTTCGCCTTGTAAAAATTCACCGTTCTCTACATCAATAATAAGTGTATCAGATGTACCGCCAACGTTCTTAGTATATTCTTCTATAAGTCCAACAGCACCGCTATTCTGTCCAACAATACGCATGCCGCTTCTTAGTTCAGTTGTAGCATCTAACTCGTATGTCTCTTTAGACATTTGGATATTTTTATATGGTCCGCTATCAGTTACTGACGATATTACTGACCTTACTTGTGCATCTGCTGCATTAGTATATGTAATCCATTTTTGATACGGACCTAGTCCTAAAGAGGCTTTGTCCATAACACGTTGAGCTTCTCTACAAGCTGCGTTTAGTGTTCTAAATGCTGTACCTGGAGTACGACCTCTTTTTGATCCGTATGTGTTATCATCTTTACCATTTGTCGAAACATACATCACATTTGACGATCCTGTAAAAGGACTTGATGCTACTTGATAAAATGTATTACCGTCGGAATATTCTAGACTTTGTGTTAATGCATTATAACGAAATAATCCTTCAACCGGAGCCGGTCTAGGTTCTTCACCTCGCATGTAAATTTCTGATAAGTTACCAGCAGAATCAACTTTAACTTTGTCACCAAATACTGTAGTACCACCTGCGGTTACTGCATCACCTACATGTAGTTGACCTGTAGTAGTGTCATATATTATTTCACCATTAAGAGGAGTAAACGCATCTCTGTCAGTTGTAGGACCACGTCTTACAAGAATACTACCATTTTCACTTGACATTAATTAATCTCCAATTATTGGACTGTCGGGTCCGTAAGTAACATTAGGATCATATGATGCGGTACCTTTTAATGGTATTGCTCCGCCATCAAAGTATGATGCAGGGGGTGCGGCAATAGCGCCGCCTTCTATATCGGAAATTTTAACAGCAACATATGAGGCTTGATTAATTTCACCACCGTCTATTGGTGGGATATTAAAGAAGTTATTCTCATCAAATGGTGCTCCTCGTCTTATAGCCATAAACATACTATCCTTTTGTATATTTATTACTTTTAGACGAGAGAGTTTTTAAAGTGCGATGCCAGTTGTTTGTGATGTGTATTGTTTTGCAATCTCTGTTTCTGTCTTAGCAAGACAACTTACAGAGTGTGCTTGTAATACAAATTTTGCATCAGGGGATACGCCAAACATGAATGGTGCTAGACCTAGTCCTTGCTGTTGTGCAATAAGAACCATTGGTTTGTGTAACTTATATGAAGTAGCCGTCTCTTCTTCTAATCGAGCTACTAATTCTTCGCCCGAACTTAGTTTAAAAGACACTGTGTCTCCAATTTTGTATGGTGTTTCTAATAACATATTTTTTATCTCTAAAGTGTGTGTCCGGTACCGTTATATCCGGTATCGTCTAAATAAGCGGCAAATTGCTCGTAGCCGCCAACTGCTTTGCCACTAACTTTAATTTGTGGGAAAGTTCTTGCACCTGGAAACATTTCCATGATTTCTTCTCTATCAAAGTCTGTTCCTAGTTGCTTGTATTCAAAACTAAGTTGACGCATTTCGCAAAGTTGTTTTGCTTTAACGCAACTTGGGCATTGTGGTTTGCCATAAATTTCTATCATAATGAAAATCCTTTGAGGCTGTCTGTATCAACATCCTGCTTAATGCCACCAATGATATAACTTTCAACTTCTGTCTCTTGAGGTGCAACTTGCAAGCCTGAGCTAGATAGCCAATGTTGTGTCCAAGGTAGCGGGTTAGTATTAATAGGTGCATCAAAGATAGCATTGTATCCTAATGCTTTTAACCTACGATTAGCAATGTACTCTACATATTGATTAAGTAACTGTGCGTTCAAACCAATCATAGAACCATCTTTAAACAAGTACTCAGCCCATGCCTTTTCTTCTGCAACACATTCACGCCACATATCATATACTTCTTCTTCACACTCTTTAGCAATCTTCTTCATTTCTGGATCGTCTTTGCCTTGAGCCCAAAGTTTAAGAACGTGAGTACTAAGTGCTAAATGCTGTGCTTCATCCCTAGCGATAAGACTAATAATCTTAGCACTACCTTCCATTAGTTTTAATTCACCAAAACCAAAGGTGCAAGCAAATGACACATAGAAACGTAACCCTTCAAGAATGTTTACATTCATCATTGCAAGGTACAGTTTCTTTTTCACATCACGCATATTGCCTTCTTTACGATGTATAAACGCATCAGCGGCTTCAGTAAATGCATCATAGTTCTTAGTAACGGCTGTTGCACGTTTGATAATTTCTTTATCATCTAAGATAGTGTCAAATACTTCTGCTGGATCGGCGTACACATTTTTCATAATGTGTGTATAAGAACGTGAGTGAATTGTTTCAAAGAAATCCCAAGTAACAATACAACCTTCTAGTTCAGGCAATGATACATGCGGCAAAAATGCTAAACATGGACCACGTCCTTGTACACTATCAAGTAGAGTTTGATACTTTAGGTTACTTGTAAAGATATGCTTCTGCTCAGGGCGGAAGTTTGCAAAGTCAGCTCTGTCTTTTTGTAGGCTAACTTCTTCTGGGCGCCAAAAGTAACCAAGCATTGTTTGATTAAGTTTGTCAAACACAGGGAAACGAAATGTATCGTAACGCTGTGTATTTTGATCTGCTCCGAAGAACATGTTCTGTTTGGTGAAGTCCACCTTGTCTTGATTAAAAACTGTCTTTGCCATCTGTTTGATTCCTTATATCTCTAATATACAATACTATAGTTTTGACTGAATGTCAACAACTAAATTGCACATGCCTCACATTCTTCGCCATCTTCGTAGTCATTTTCTGATGGCTGTAACTCTACTTCTTTTTCTTCTAGTTCTAGTTCACTTGGATCTGTTTTGTAATCATACGTGTTTTGATAGTATGATGTCTTCCAACCTAGTTTATAAGTTGTTAACAAATCTTTTAACATAACACTCATTGGAACTTCGTTGTTCTCAAAGTGTGTTGGATTGTAACTCCAGTTACCACTAATCGCTTGATCAAAGAACTTTTGCATTACAGCAACAATATTGATATAGCCTTCGTTACTAGGCATATCCCATAGTAAACTGTAATTATTCTTTAACGTCTGATACTGTGGAACAATTTGCTTAAGAGGCCCTTTCTTGCTTTTCTTAACGGACAAGTATCCTCTAGGTGGCTCAATTCCGTTTGTTGCGTTTGACACAACAGAACTGCTCTCCGATGGCATCTGTGCGGACAACGTTGAGTGTCGTAGCCCGTGTTCCTTAATGTCATTGCGTAAACTATCCCAATCATAGTTAAGTTTAACCTTTACAATATCATCAACTTCCTTTTTATAAGTATCAATCGGAAGTATGCCTTCTGAGTATTTAGTACGATCGAAGTATTCACATGCACCTCGTTCCTGTGCTAAATTGTTACTGGCTTTAAGCAAATAGTATTGAAATGCTTCTGTCAATTCGTGTACAGCCTTCCAACTTTCTGGGTCTTCGTATTTTGTTTTATTCTTCGCAAGATAATGTGCTAACCCAATGTAGCCTACTCCTAATGAACGTCTTGCTTTAGTTGACTTCTCTGCAGCTAAAATAGGATACTTTTGATAATCAATAATTTCCTCTAATGCTCTTACAGCCAAATCACATAGTTCATCTAAATCATCTAAACTTCTAATAATACCTACATTAATAGCACTTAAAATACATAGAGCAATCTCACCTTCTGGGTCATCAATGTGCTGTAATGGTTTTGTAGGCAATGTGATCTCTTGGCAAAGATTGCTCATGTAAACTGTGTCTTTAAATGAACTGTGTGTATTACAATGATCCACGTTCATTACATATATACGTCCTGTTTCTGCACGTTCTTTAATTAGAGCAGAAAATAATTCCATTGCTGGTATAGTCTTCTTCTTAATACTTGTAGCACGTTCATACTTTTCGTATAGTTCATTAAACGCATCTTGGTCACCAAAATATGCTTCGTATAAACCTGGCACATCATGTGGCGAGAAAAGAGTTATATTGGCGCCGGCCAACAATCTTTCATACATAGTTTTGTTTAACTGAATTGAATAATCTAATTTACGTACACGGTTGTCTTCTGTACCTTTATTATTTTTTAATACAAGAATGTCTTCAATTTCTTGATGCCATAAAGGGAAGTGGGTAGTTGCACTGCCGCCACGTACTCCATTCTGTGTACAACAACGTACTGTACTTTCAAATTTCTTTAAGAAAGGAATGATACCAGTGTGCGCCACTTCTCCACCGCGTATCTTTGCATTGACTCCACGTATACGCCCAGCATTGATACCAATCCCTGCACGTTGAGCTGTATAGCGGCCAATAGCCATATCACTAGAAAAAATGCTGTCAAGAGTGTCATCGCTGTCAACAAGAACACAACTTGCAAACTGTCTAACAGGAGTTCTGACACCCGCCATGACTGGGGTCGGTATGTTGATTTTAAAAAGTGAGGTCGCATCGTAGTATCTCCTTACGTAATGCATACGTGTATCTTTTGGATAGTTAGCAAACAATGTTGCCGCAATCATCATATACATGAATTGTGGAGTTTCAAATATTTTGCCTGTGCTTCTGTCTTGACACAAATACTTGTCTACTACTTGTCTTAGTCCTGCGTATGTAAAGTTTTCGTCTCTCTTATGACGAATGTAACTGTCCAGTGTTTCAATTTCTTCTGGAGTATACAGATCTAAAAACTCTTTATCATACACTCCACGCTCAATATTTTTATCAATATTTTGTTTTAGAGTAATTGCTGTATACTCTCCAAATACATCTTTATTAACACCATAACTTAATAGTCTTGCTGCGGCAAATTGATAGTTAGGTGCTTCTAATGAGATAAGATCGTTTGCACTACGTACTAATACTTCTTGTATTTCTGATGTACTCATGCCATCATAGAATTGTAAGTTTGCATTCATTTCTATCTGGCTTGCACTTACTCCTGCTAAATCTTCACATGCAAATTGCACCACCTTGTGTATTTTATCAATGTTAATTGGCTCCTTGGAACCGTCTCGCTTAATAATATAGATGCCGTTTGACATGTGTGTGTTCTCCTTCTCATTCATTTTGTTTCTTCGTATTTGATATTTAGTTTAACTTTGGCATTGAGTAGACTCGTTGCGAAAATAGTTGTGTAGTTAAATCACTTCTATCTATGCAGTCGTCATCGTCGATGCCGATTATTTTTTCATCCACAAATAGCAAGTACATTAGCTCTGAATTTGTTTCATCTGATGCTATATGTATCTCAAAATTTGAGTCCTTAAAACGATTGGTTAACTGTAGTGAATAGCACATTCCTAATACACATGAAAAGTCACAGTACTGGTTCTCCTCAACTAACTGCCACGGAGTGGGCCAAGTACTTTGGTCCCATGGATCAGTATGAATACTCACTAGCGGAGCTCGCTTATATTTCTGTATAAGGTCGCTGAAAGGAGTCTCGGATTCTTCTAGTAAATCCCTGAACTCTCGCCAAGCAGAGATCCTTAAATGGTATTCAGTGTTTTCAAACATGTTTTATGAACGTGATTCAATTGTAAAGTCTAAAGTTGCATCGTTGTTGATAGTATTATAGCATTCTATGTATGCTGTGTCAACTCCTAATGCACCTGAAACGTTTACTAAATGTCCAGAAAAGACTATTGATTCTCCGTAGGTAGTAACTAGCCCTGTCGCATCATAATCATCAGTAACTTTAATAGTATCATCTTCTCTGTTGATATCTACTGTAAGTACTCCTGTACGTGTAAAGTTTACTGTTACATTATATACATAACGTATTTTAAACTGCCTTGTTTCGTTTGCTGGCAATCTAAAACTAGTAACTTCATTGTTTGGAGTATAAGTTAATGGTATAGTATTCACTACGTTGCTAGTTGAAATAAATGATCCTTCTACTTCGGGGATATAAGGAACTGTGTCCTCGTCATAGTTTGGATAGTTAGATGATGATGTATTAACAGTAACAAAAGTTGTTCCATAAGAAAGATCTTGTGTACGTTGGAACCAATCATCTGTTGACACATTACCTTGTGTTTCAAACTTAATAATACTTGTAACTGCTGTTGTACTTGAACCGCCGTCATTACCTACTTTGTGATATGTATTATCAAGTGATTTATTGTTAACACCCTTTGCTACCCAAACACCTTGTTTGAAAACATCATCCATTATACTGTTTTTAATAACAGTATTTGTAGGTCCGTATGCTTGTCCTTCTGCAATCTTATCTGCTAAGTTACTTGGAGTTACAGCAGGCATGTTCTTACCTAGTACAACACCATAACCGCAATTAAATACGTCTAGGTTATCAAATGTATTATCATAAATGTCATATGAGCTAGTTACAGCCTCAGACAAGTTTTCTATCTTAATATTATTAAATGTATTATTTTTTGATGGATAAGAAGAACTTTGAATACTTCTAATATCAAATCCTGCTTCTCCAGTATTAACAGTATAGTTAGAACTTGTTCCCCACTGGCCTGATAATTTTAAGTTTTTAAAGACACTGTCTTTGATACTCGTTAGTTCGAAAACGTTCTTTTGTATCGTTATAGCAGTACCGTTTAGGTCAACTAAACTGTGTTTAAATGTAAACCCATCAACAACAACACCTCGTGTTTGTTTTAGTTGACTGTTTTCAAAAAGAGTAGTTGTATCATAAACCATTACATCAGTACCAGGATTAAAAGCACTAGCACTTGTAACGTTTGTAAAAATTGGATTGTTTGAGCATTGGATTATTTCTGTGCCATCCATTCCTGCACCGTATAGTTTAGCAAAAGGAGGAAGTTTCAAACTGTTTGTAATTTTATACGAGCCTGCACCAAAATGTAATTCAACTCTGCTTTCAGCATTTACTTTATCTGAGTTTAAAAACAGTTGATCTATTGCACGTTGTATTGCTACTGTGTCGTCAGTTGTATTGTCGCCCTTTGCTCCAAAGTCTGCAACATATACAATGTCATCCATCTTACTTTGTAGTGTACGTTTAATTGGAGAGTTATCAGTAGCACCTGTTTGTATTAATGCATCGTCTGTTTTGTATGTATACTGTTCTGCAAAACTAAACAAGTTAGTATGTTCAGTTAAAATCTCTGTATTACCTACGCTAGGTGCACCTTCAGCAACTGAACCGTTACCAATGTAAAGCTCTTGCGAGTCCACAGCCCAACCCATTTCACCGCTTGCTAATTGCGGTAAACCCGATCCGGAATTTTTCTTACCTCTTCTAAGTTGTATACGACTGATTTGGACTACGGCCATGTTATAATCTCCAATATGTTCTTATACATATTTATCTGTTAGACATAGTTACTGTTGTTTCTCGTAGTACTGATATACCCTATTATACCATTCTTCGCGCCATTCGTCGTATTCATGTGGCCAAAGATCAAACTGTTGATAAGTTTCACCGCCTAATTCCATACTATGATCGCCTCGACTACACATAAACACATGTCCTTCACGTATATTAGTTCCGTAAATTTCGTTATGTGCTTCTGCGTATGCAACCATTTGCAAATAGTAATCAACTACCCATTCTTGCTTCTTAGGTTTATTTGTTTGTTTGAAATCCATAATACAAGGATTTCCTTTGTATTGTCCTACAAGGTCAGTTGTACCTGCATACATCTGTGGCATATATAAATTAACTTCACTACCCCATATTTCATCTACATCTCCCATGGCTTTATCACGTATTACTTCTGCCATACGATGAGCTTTAATAGCAAAGGGGTTACTGCCTGGAGTTGGCCATTCACCAAACTCAATGTAGTCTTCTAGGTACTTGTGCATTCTAGTACCTACGCCTGCAGCTTCTGTAGTTATTTCTCTTGCTTTTGTTTCGCCTACTCTTTTGCGCCAAGCAATAAGGTGTGTCTTGTCTTTAGTGGCGTCTAAGATTGTTGTAACGCTCGCTACAGCGTTTCCATCTGGTGTCGCATACAAACGCTTACCATTTACTTCTTTTCGTGATATAGGCTTATAGCCATATCGATCAATTATTAATGACATGTATTTTAAATTCCGTTATGTGTAATATGGGTCAACAGTACTGTTTTCTTCGTCTTCTGATATGATTTCTGTTACTTCTGGAACATAATGTTTCATCATGTTTTCTATTCCAAATTTAATAGTAGTAGTACTGCCGGCGCAACCTGAACAAGCACCTGCCATTTGTAGTTTTAATTTACCATCGTCGTATGAAATAAAGTTAACAAACCCACCGTGATGACTTACGGCTGGAGCAACTCGTGTTTCCAGTATGTCTTTTATTTGTGTAATGATTTCGTCGTTGGATCTAGTCATATAGTTTTCCTATTTGTTATAGTATACTATACATTTATACGATTGTCAACCAATTATCTACGTGCTTTGGTTGCTCTCTTTGCCATTTTGCTAACAGAACCGGTGCCGTTATCATCCTGTGGTGCTAGTCCTGTTTCTTCTTGTTCTTCAGTATCTAAAGTAACTTTTTCTTGATCAAAGTTTTTAATCATTCTTTGGATACTAGGATTTGAATCGTATACTTGCTTAAAGGAGCCGTAACTAAATTGTTCTGCTCCTGAGTTAGACATTAATTGATTAAGTTTATCGAATGATAAAGTAACTGATTCGCCGGCTAAGTCTGCATCTTGTAGAATGTTTCTTAAGACTAACGCAAGTTTATTAGAAGCATTAGCCTCTGTTACTTTTTTTTTGAAAGAATAGTACCTAACTTTCTGCTTCTTTCTACGCTCTCACGCTTCATACGTCCAGCTTCTTCGTCACCACCTGCGGCAGTTTCGTCTGCACTAAAGTCGTCTTCTACTTCAGCATCTACTTCAGCATCAACATCAACTTCTGCATCAACTGGTGCGTCAGCATCTAGCTCTGCTTCTTCTTCGTCGCCCATTGGTGTTGGCATGTCGCCTTCGCCTGTTAGTAATGTAACACCACCTGTTAGTGCTTCACGTGTACCTTCTAGTGAAGTGTAAAGTGCTTCTAATGATGGTTTAACTAAATTAACAAATGCTTCTGATTTCTCAGAACCCATTTCGTCTCTAATACTATCAGCAAGTTCTAACATTGACTCAGTTTGCATTTCTGCTGTGTCTTCCATCCAACCTGTAACTTTATCTACCATATCTTTGGAAGCCATTACAAGCTCTGCTGATTCTTCAGCACCTTCGGTTACTACTGACTCATCTGTTTTCTTTTTTGCTTCTTTGTCTTTAATGGCTTTTTTCATTGGTTCTTTTTTGTCGCCATCTTTGTCCATATCTAAAAAGTCTGGTTTTGCTTTCTTTTCTTCTAACTCAGTTTCAACAACATCACTACGCTCGCCAATTGCGGCATTCAAAACGTCAAGGAAGAGTTTTGACTTTTGATATTCTTCTGTATGTACTGTGCTGAAACCTTCGTTGGTTTCTACTTGACTAAGACTTGTACGTACTCTATTACGTGCATCTTGAAGTTGTTCTGTTGTGAAAGCGTCGATGTCAATGCGACTACCGAACTTCTTTGCTAGGCTTTCGTTTAACGACTGAGCCGTTATTGGTTTTGAAATTTCTCTAATATTCATGTTCTCTTCCTATTGTTGAACCTGTATAAGTTTGTTATAGTTATTTATCTCAGTAATAGATATAACTATCCAAAAGCTCTTTGGCTTCTCTTGTTTTTGTTGCCGCTAAATCGTACCGTGTTATGGCTACAAATTTGCGAACTTCTTCTTTTGTAGTTTTAATGGTGTGTTTATAAAATACAGCATCATTAAAGTTCCTTGCAATTATATCATCAAGGCGTTCTATTTCTTTAAGATCTCTTGTATCACCAGTAAGTAAAGTTTTTGCAAGTGCTACAGCAGATGTTTTACAAAAGGTGTTTGCTACTTGTTTATTATCTTTAGTATCGTATACTAAAAAGAAGCCTCTTCTGTTTTCACGTACTACGTATCTACCAATCCTTATACTGTTACCTTTCACATAAGGAAAGTAACTTGTATCAAGTTGCTTATTGATTAGATCTTCTAATTCACTTCCTAGTTTTTCTTTAGTAAATTTTATCATTAACCACCACCAGTATAGAACCCTTATTGTACACTTTACTTACTATACTTTTACGTATCAGCCCTTCAATTATGAATTGTTCTCTCTCTGAAAAACTACTGAAGGGTCTAATATCTGTATCCATATATTCTAGAAGTTTCTCTTCTTCATTAGATACGGAAATAGTAAACTCCGATATTAATTGATTCAATTTCATTGTACTAAACCTTGTATAACTGAATCTAATTCTTTTTGTTTGTGTACTGTTTTGATTGGTTCGCCTGGTTTTGGCTTGGGATTGGCTAATGTTACTTCATCGCCCTTAACATCGTCAATCTTAAAGTTTTGAGCTTTTCCACTTTTATCAGGAATTGGTAGATCCATTCCTTTTTTAAGTATGCTCTTTTTTAGTGTGTCTGCATTTTTAGCTGCTATCTTGGCTGCAAGGCCTTTGCCTGCACCTTGAGCACCATCAACAGCCGCGGCTCCTACTTTCTTTGCCGCCGATGCACCGGCTTTGGCTGCTCCTTTTGCAAGACCTGCTGCGCCTTTTGCCGCCATAGCACCCATTGCTCTGGCTGCCATGCCAATTGCTGGAAGAACTTCATCTATCTGTTGTTCTGATAGATTATGATTTTTGATTACGTTTTCTAATGCTTCGTTTTTGAACTCGTCAAATTTCATTTTATCTTCCTTCTTTTTGAAGTTGTACGTTTCTTAGGTTTCATTTTGCTACGATAGTGAACATTTAGTCTTGATAAACGTTGACTTGCAGCACCTGTTGTTCTACGTCTTCCTGTTTTAAACGACATAACAGAACCACGTTTTCTCTTAGTCGTTTTCATTGTTGAAGATTTTTTAACATTACGTGGAGCAGTACAAGTTGACGGACTAGCAACAATCCTACCTTTTCTTGTACCAGAAGTACAACGATATTTACGGACATTTTTACCGTCCTTACGTCCCATAATTTGAACGTATGATTCTTCAATATCTTGTAGCTCTACGTATCTCATCTTCTTGTCATTCTATTTAATCTTTGAACTGCCTTTGAAGCTCTGTTTGTGCGTTTAGTACGTTTTGCTTTACGCATCATTCTTGCTCCTAGTTTAGCTCTAGTCTTTTTCATTTGCATACGCTTCTTCATGTTAGGCGCTGCAAAACATTGTGCTATCTTTGCGACTATTCTCCCATGCCTTTTACCTCCGGAACATCGATACTTGCGTACTACTTTGTTTCCTGAGCGAGCCCAGATTTGTTTCTCATCTAAATCTGTTTCTATTTCGGGTGTGGTTGTAAATTCTCTTAATAACATAACAATGTTATTTATCGAGTTAGGATACGTTTAATAATATAACGACTATTGTTGAAAGTAAACCAGCTACGATTGTGCCGGCTGTTCCGATAAGCACCTTAGTCATTGATTTTTGACCTTCAGTAATATCTTTATGAATATGTTCGACTTTTTCTTCTATTTTAGAAAGACGTCTTTCTAAAACCTCATACCTTTGCTGGCACAAGTCAACATGTGCTTCTAGGTTTTCTCTTTCTAAATCTGTGGTCTTTGCCATTTTATTCTTATCTCTCTGTAACACCTACGCTCCGCAGGTTGATTAAGTAAACTCTCGGTTGGCCTTAATGTGTTTTTTAGATGCCTAAAATGGTTGTGTATTTTTGCCTTCAATTGTATTTATTACTACTCGGCCGATTCATTATCTACATACTTAAACGTGATATTTTTAGTCTTCTTGCCTGTAGTATCTAACACACTTGTATTTATCTTAATTGTTTCCATTAGGTCAGTTATTACTGGAATAAGGTGGAAATCATTCTCTAACATATCAAGTGTTAAACCACCATAGTACTCTGTATTAAACCTAAATGTCCATACAGTATGTCTTCCTTTATATGCAGAACCAAAGCCTAAGTCTTCAACCTTATCTACCATTTTACTAGTAACTTCTATAGGTAAGCAATTAACTCTTAAACCAATTGTATTGATAAAAGTATTATAATTTTGTTGCTGATTTAGTTTACGTTTATCAGTACCTCTATGAAGTCCTGTTTCAGTAATGTCAATTAGCGTCTTAATTGCGAACTCTTGCATCATACTGTATTTAAACAGTCAAAAAAAAGCCCACTGTAAAAGTGAGCTTTTTAGTGTGACGCCTGCCCGTGGGCCGTAAGTCACGTTCCTAATGGTAGCTAGGATTACTGTGTAAACGTTAGTGTTACAGCTGATGTTACGCCTGTTGAACCAGCACCGTAGTTAGCACCTGCTGTGATGCCTGCACCTTGTAACAATACTGTTACAACGTTTGTTTCCATGATTACGCCAGCAACTGTGTTGCCTTCGTTTTCAGCTGTTGTGATAGCTGCACGAGCTTCATCATTTGTGATGCTTGATTTAGAAAGAGTTACTACTCTTGTTACCGGTCCTACACCGTTTCCAGCTGTTACAGCTGCGTTTGGATTACTTACTGTTGCCATTTTATATCTCCTATAATTTTAATGGACAAATTCACGCTCCGTGAAGTTGTTATATGTATTTAGTCTTTTGAAAGAAAATACCTTATTTTAGGTACTTTTTGGCTCGATTGTGGGTATTTCTTACCGAAGATACAAAACTTGGGCCTGCTTTTACTATATCATCCAGCATTTTAATGGCTGGTAAGTATGCTTGTACCATTGGTGCCGGAATAGGCTTACCCTGTTTAGCAAGTTCTAAAAACTTCTTAGTTAGTTGTAAATTTTGAGTGCCTACAAAGTATCGATACATCTGTAAGTCTCTGCCTGATGGCACTATGTCTGGAACACTTACTGTTGGTTCGTTGTCAGGTACTCCACCAACTTCTAAGGCTTTGTCAGCGGCTAGTGATTCTAAATATGATATAATATCTGAACTACGTAATTTTGCTCTTGAAGCAATAAGCAATCTTGTTACTAGTTTTTTAATATCAATTTGTTGCATTGAAGATAAATTAAACAGTCCACGTCTTATTGCTTTGTAATCTGTATTAGTAATTCGTAATGCTGATTCTATTTGTATAAATGTCTGTGAAGCATTACGGTTAGTTCCGCTCGATACTGTTGATATATAACGGTTAACTGCCATTGTAGGCAGTGTAGTTGATTTGCGTAATGCTAATGCTGATCCAGGATCTTTAAGTTTGCTAAGGGCATCGTCGTCACCTGTTACAAAATGTATAAAGTTGTATAGGTCAGTACTATTCATTCGAAAATGCTTATAAGAATCATGTGATACAGTCTTCTTAGCATACGCTTGGGCTTGTGGTCTATATGATTTGAACTTATATAATAGTTCTAAAACCAACATAGAAAGATAAAGACGCTCACAACAATCTGTATATGTTAATACTCTTTGATTGTTTGCGTTGCGAGTCATTCTCGCTTCTTGAAGATCTTTAATAAAGTCCAACGTATCCATGTTGATTACTTCACAAACTTATTTTTATGTACAAATGCCAACATAGTTTGTAAGCCTTTTGAAGTTTGAATGTCCTTCATTATTTTTACTTTTACTTGTGGCTTGATGTTTGCACTTAAAACTCTAAGTAGTGCTTCTGCTTCAGCATGTTCAACTCTATGTGTTTTGCCGTCGTCAGTAGTAACTGAACGTACAGGATTTTTAATATCATCATCGTCTGCAGAATCTGATACTTTCATAAGTTGTACTTGCATTGCTTCTTGTTTGAAGTTTGTCATGTCACCATCATCTTTGTCAAGTTCCATACCGTGCTTGTCTAGACCTGGACGATAATCCATATCAAATTCATCTTCTACAAATTCTTTAATTCTCATTTTATGCTCCTTAGCGTTGTACAGCTCTATTGGCTGCTGTGAATGTTGCTCTTGGTACTAATTTAATATCACCTTCCGGGTGGGCTAGTACATATCCCTCACCGCCAGGTTGTCCGTTAATGCTTTGTTTTACTGGAATGTCTTGCTTATCAAGTTGGTTAATGATATCGTCTTTAACTCTCATCATTGTTCCTACTACTTCCCACAGTGCATTAAATCCGTTTTTGTTATCTGTTACATAAGTTGCAATCTTTTTCTTTGCCGCTCCGCTTAACTGGTTTCTGTTTTCAACCCAATCTAAAAAGTCAGCACCAAGATTATCAAGTCCAGTATCTACTTTGCTATTCATATATGCATAAAATACATCAGGCAACTTCTTCAACTTTAATTCAGTAAGTTTGTTTGGATCTAATAAACTATCCATTGCGGCTGCATCTTTTGATATAATTGCTTTTAGTTGTGCTATACCGTCAGTGTCTAGTTTAGGTCCTGCCGCCGCTGTTACTGATGGAAATACTAATAACTCATTGCCTTCAAATGCATTAAACTTTAGAGGTCCTTCTCCACCTTCAGCATCTACTTCTCTGTGTATAACAATGCCTGCTTCGCTTTGGGCAATCTTTTTTCCTAGCTCTGAATCTTGTTTAACTGAATACTCTACTAGTTGTGGTTTAAATTTAAAGTAACCATCTTCAACAGGAGGTGTTGTATAATATAGTAAATCGCCTTTAAAAAATCCTCTGTGGTCTTTAGGTGTTGCGGCTTCAAAGACTGTAAATGCTCGTCCCATCTTACTAGCAAACGCCTGTCTATCTGGATCGTCTGCAAACTTTCCTCCGCTTCTACTTAGAAGTTCTTTTTCAAGTTCTTTTGGACTTTTAGATTGTGCAACTCCGCCCTTTTTAACAAACCCTGATTTGTCTGTGAATATAAATTCTCCATTTTCATCACGGCCAAAAATAACTGCGGGAGATCCGTCCCATTTAACTGTAACGTCTTTGTGTCCGCCTTTTTCAAGATTAATTAAACTTTGTAATACTCTATTAGCACCTTTACTTCCGTCCCAGAAAACAAAATCTTCAGCATGTTGTATACGTGCCGCTTCAACTAAAGTAGTTGCTT